AACTACCACAATATTTACTGGCAGGAGTCTCCCCAAGATAAAAGTATAAAGAGGTGGGGCTGGTGGAGTGACCAGGCGAGTAAACCCCGCATGATAAGCGAGATGAAGGTGGCGATCAATTCGGGCGCGTTCGTCACGTGGGATGAGAAGCTCCTTGGGGAGTGTCGAATTTTCAGCAAGCTCACCCCAACGAAGGTTGGGGCCTTGCCCGGGGGACATGATGACTTGGTGATGGCAGCGGGAGTTGCGATTGCCGTTAGGAATGAAGCACCCGTGCTCGATGGCGGGTTGCTAATTACGAGGCGCTAATGAACGAGAAGATTTTATCTGAGGTGGCGAGTGTTCAGAATTTCTGGCGTGGGCGAAATACCCGGATTGACGCCCTCCAGCAACTCGTTATTGATTCGAGGGGGAGTCCCGGCACACCCGCCGCGACTAATGCCAACGTGGAGGTATTTACTGGGAATGACCCCGCAACGGACATGAGTTTAGCAGTCCATCTCCTCTCGAGTATTCCGCTGCGCCATCGCATTCATGTTGACCCGGAGGATAATAACGAGCAGGATATGGCGGGGGTCTCCCAACGCACCCTAATTTCCCTCTGGGAGGAGCTTGATGACGCGAGGCTGGAGGCGGGGCGAGACTCTTGGCTACGAGAGTTGGCATTCTGGCTGGCACTTACCGGCTGGTATGCGGTTATGCCGAGGCTCGAGTGGGATGGGGTGAAACCCATCGGGATGGCGGAGATTTTCGAACCCAAGACAATTTATCCGAAATATGGCGAGAAGGGTCTCTCCTTCCTAGCGCACATTTACACGACGACGCTTGAGATTGCGCGGGAGAAAGCGGAGACGTTCGGGCAGAAGATCATAGGGAGAGAGAGCCCCCAGACCACCGCCACTATCGCCAATGTGTGGAAAAGGGTTGATGGGGAGATTACGAATCAGATAATTCTCCTATCACACAAACAGATGATACGGGCTGAAGAGAAAATGCCAATGAAGCATATTCCCTTCTTGACGGGACCGAGTGGGGGATTCCCCAGATACGCCTCAATCCCCAGCGAGTATACGACTTCGGGCTCCCTCCTCTGGGCAAATGAACGGGTATACCGGGAGCTTGATCGGTGGAGGTCCTTCGAGAAGCAACTTGTGCGGGATCACGCCCAAGCGCCCTATATTGCCTCGGGGATAAACCCCGATCCAGAGGATAATCGCAAGCCAGACCTCTTTTCCCAACCGAGTATCTTGTGGACGCCCAATCCCAACGCGAGGATGTCACGAGTGAATGTTGGGGGGATGCCCGTGGACATACAGGTTATTGACGCCCAGTATGAGGCGATGAAGCAGCGGGGAACCTTCTCGAGTTTGCTCTTTGGGGATACGGCTCGGGACCTTGCGGGCTTTACCGTTCAGCAGTTGCTCGGAAATGCGTATCACCGCCTTGGCCCCTTCAAGCGGGTGATTGAAAGGGTTGTGGCGAAGATTAACCGCGAGTGGCTGGAGGGACTCGGTCGTAAGAAGACCAAAATTGGTATCTCCGGTAAACTCGAACACAAGTATTTTAGGCAGGAGGTTAACACGGGGGATTTGCCCGAGGCTTATGATCTGAGTGTTGAGTTGAAACTGGCATTGCCTAATGACCTCATAACGCGCATCACCATTGCGCGGAATGCTCGTGGAGGGAATGATCCCCTACTTGACCTCGATACAATTCTCGATGAGATTCTCGAGATGCAAGACCCCGAGTTGGTTAAGAGGAGGATTGCTGAGGATATGGCTGAGGCCGACCCCACAATGCTCCAGTTAAAGAAGATTATTAGTTTCAAGAAACGGGCGAATGAGCTTCGGGCCGAGGGCAAAACTGACATCGCGGATATTCTCGATGAGTTAACAAATTCGATGCTCCAGCAGGCGAGTGGGCAAAATAAGGGAGCCCAGCCGAGGGGTGCCCAAGGGGTCTCGCCTGAGGTTCTCCCACCCGAGGCCCAGGGAATCTCCCCCGACCTCGCTCAAGCCATAACGAGTAACACCCAAACACCCTCGAACGTGCCAGCATGAAACTTGACGAATTAATCGCATATCTCTGGAAGGAAATACACGGGGAGGACATTCCCTCCGATGTTCTTCAAGAGTTGATTAGCCTCACGAGTATGATCTACATGGGGACGGCTTCCCTGTCTGTCGTAAGGGAGATTTTACAAGAGAAGAAGGCCGAGCAGGAAGTTGCGGGATTGGACCCGAGAGAGACCGACGAAGGTCTCATGTTCCACTTCCTCGATGAAACCTTACCGTATTTGGTCATGAGTGTGTACACAAATACGGATGTCGAGCCGAATTTACTTGAGCCAATTGGGTTCGTACCAACGCGAGAACAGATGGCCGATGCGTTGGGTCTGCCCGTGGAGGCTGTGGAGTATGGGGAGGAGGATATTGAGCGCTTCACTGAGAAGCTCCCCCCAGCGCAATCGGAAGTGGTTGCTGGGGTGGATGTGGCCCAGGGACAAGTTATTACTCCCAATGCCTTTGAGGACTTGACAAGGCAATTCCACGCGTGGTTGAATGTGATGTATGGGATGGCGGAACTCCCCGCCGAGCATCAAGACCTCGCACAGTTGAGGTCCTACCTATCGGAGAAGGATGAACTCCCCTCAATTGACAGTCTCGAGGCAATCGAACTTATCAACGCGATGAATAGTGGGGATTTGGAATTCACGAGTCCGAGATTGAACCTCTTCATGCGAACATTGGGGTTTCCCGTCGCCCCGGGGAGTGATGTCCTTGAGGCTGGGTTTGAAGATGTGATCAATCGCCTGAGGGCGCAGGGGACGCCTCGCGTATTTGTAAATTATGTCAAGGAGCATAAGCAAGATTTACTCCAAGAGTGGAAAATAATTGCGCGGGCTGACCCCACATTGCTTCTCGTGGGGACACCTGGTTTTGTGAACTACTTTTTTGGGGTGGAGAATCAGCCGGGTCTCCTAGATACAACCTTTCGGCCCCAATTCCAGGCGGAACTCAATGAGACAATTGCCCGATTGCAGGAGACTCAAGCCAAGGAACAGGCCGAGGTATTTAAGCGGCATGAGGCTGAGCAAGAGGCGCTCCGCCAGATTGAGACTCGAGAGACTGAACGGCGCATTGCCCAAAATGTCCCCACGAGGCTTGAGGTATTTAAGATTTTGGGTGGGGATGCAACTCGCCTCTCAATGCAAGACCCCTATGATCTAACCTTGTGGGATATTTCGAATGCCCTGACGCTTGAGGCGGTGAGTCTCTATGAGGATGACCCCGAGACGTTTAACCTCGTGAGCTATACGAGCAATGTTTTTACGGAGGAGCAACTACCCACTCGGGAACAATTTACCACTATTCGTGCGGGGGAGGAGGAGACACCCACTCAGCTAACGCCCCAGGAAACTCAGCAACTCTTGAGTACACGCCTACGGGCAGAGTTGTCGGTTGCGCCACCACGCGCCCAGGCGGATGTTGCCGCGCAGCTTGAACAGCAAGGGGCACAGGCCCTTGCCGAATTCCAGTCCAGCCAGCGGGATATCGAAAGGCAACTCCTCGTCCTTGAGCAAGAGCAGAAGAAATTTGAGGAAACGTCCCCTCTTGGGATTACCGGCGAGGCGTTATCCCCACCGGATGAAGCTCGTATACGCTTTGGTCTGAGTACGCAGATGGAGGCTCAACGGAGTGCCCTTTTGAGAAATCTCGGAACCTTCGAGGAGTTCCTCCGCAAGCGTAAGTTTGATGTCACGATTGCACCCAAGGCCCAACGAACAATTATGGTGTTTTGATGCCAGACCCAATTGATAAGATTCTCGAAGAAAATATACGATCATTGGATGACCGTCCGCAGGCTCCCAAGCCTACGGCAACGCCCCTACCCAAACAATCTCAGAATCTCCTACCAAAACTCCTGGGGGATGAGGACCCCGACAAGCTGTCTCGTGACTTGTTTATGCGGCGGCTTCTCTCGGAGGATGGGCTGGAGACTTTTGAGGGGGACTTCACCTCCTCGGATCGTTCTATTTGGAGTAAAATTGGGGGGGATCTAGCGTCCAGGGGTAAAAGCACCGGCGAGTCTCTCCTCGCGCCGATAAAGGAGGGGTATAGGCTCTTCCGTGGAACTGAGGACATCTTCACGGGTTTGGGGATGATCGGTGGAAGGATGTTGAAGGGAGTTGCTGGGGCACCCGTGGGCCTAGGGAGAATGGCACTAGGCCAGGATGATCCGCTCGGGGGAACTAAGCGTGATTTTACCCAAGCCCTAGAGTGGACGGCGGCGTACCGGAGCGCCCTGGCGGAGGGGTTCTCCCTTGGCGGCACGAAGGACTTCTTCGCGGGAAATTCCCAATTCCTCAATGAGAAGCTCGCTCGGGCGATGGAGTCAGAGCCGAGCGCCTTTTGGGGCGAGAAGTTCGTCGCGAGTTTGGTTCATCCGGTGAATCTTGTGGGGTGGGGTACGGGTAGTGCTGTTGGCCGCATCGGTACGAGAACCCTCCTCGGGCGTACCCCCTTCATTGGAAAGATTATAGAGCCCTATGACTTGGGGTATATCACCTTTACAAATAAGACAATCGACCTCGCGTTGAGGCCACTGGGAAGCCTCCTCCGTACGACCACATCCCCAGCCCTCCAAGCAGTAAGCCGCGCACCCCAACCCGTCATCGTTAAGACGACCGTACTGAAGAATGGCCTTCTCAATTACGGACGGATGTTCTTTGGGGAGGCGATAAACTCCTCGCAACCCGCCGTTACCGCGCAATACATTGGGAAGTTGCTCCGCCGGTCGAAACATGCAATTGAGGCGAGAGGTACCCCTCAGGATATAAGTATTCGGGGGGCGCTCGATATGCTCCGCCCAGTCACCCCCGATGAGTTATTCACTAGAGTTGGGAAGGTTGAAACGGGTCTCCTCCCAACGTTACTCGGTGATACGAAGAACCTCACCCCCAAACAACGAAGCGCTTGGATGAAGACACTCCGCAATGATCACAATTTCGTCTGGTCTATGAATTCACTCCTGGATGATCTAAGCACGAATATTGACACTTCCGAGACGACTATCGGGGTATTTGCGGATAGGATTGCCCGCCTCGTTGGGAACTCCTGGGATACAAAACAGACTTCCCGCCTACGTGCATGGGCGAACGCTCGCCTGGTCGAACGTAAGAGCTACATTGAGAAGGTGAAGCGACTCACCCCTCAACAAGCCCACGAGGACATTGCCAATCACGCCGCCGAGCTTTACGGTACGCGCATTCGTATGGGGAATGAGCGCATCACGTACATGCAGGGGCTTGTTGGCGGCATCATGGATAAGATTGACCCCATATATCAGACTGTCTGGCGGAAGGGCATCGAGAGGTATCTGGCGAGACCGAGTGTTGAGTTTATTCTCAATTTTGGATTATACCCCGTGGGGAATGCCCTGGAGGAATCCTTCTTGGCGGTCGCTGGGGGGACTGTCCCCGGAATGACAGATAGGGTAGCCCTCAACCGCATGATGGCGGGGTTGCCGCTCGCCGACCCTACCCTCGGAACCGACGTGGGGATGGCCATCGTGGAGCGTCTCATGGCGGGGAGTCAGCGCTTGCCGAGCCCTCGCTCTGTTGGGAAAATGAGGAAAATTAAGGCCCCCGTGCAATTCCTCAAGCGTGGGTTTATTGAAATTAGTAATGGGTGGTCACAGGCGATTAGGAGAAATGCCCTCGGGAAGTTCTTCCTCCAGGAACTCGCGAGTGATTATCCAGTCCTTGCGGGGGCAAACCCCCCACTCGCCCAGGTACTCGAGAGGGTGCCCGCTGTTCCCCACCAGGAGCAACTCTTCGAGAAGGCACTCGCTGAGGTGGTTAAGGGGGGTGACAGCCAGCTTGCAGCCCTAAAGCGTGAGTTCACCCACAAGGCCATTAGTCGTGGCAAGATGGAATCGATTGCCGCAATTGGCGACAACCTCGATCGTAGTACAAAGGAGCTATTTAAGCAGCGGATACGTTCGGAGAAAATTCCCGACCCCACAGAACTCTTCGAGGATATGATTAAGAATGAGCGTGATGCGATGTTGCGCCATCCGGAGATGCTTGAGGAGGCATTTGAGGGGTTGATTAAGGAACTCGAGAACTTCAAGGTGACGAACTTAGAGGACTTCCGACTTGTCGATGCGGCCCTGGAGTCATGGCAGAAGCGACTCTCCGAAAGTATGCACGATATTATGACAAGTTCTGCTGAGGTTGCCACGAGAGTCTCGCAAGAATTGCGTGAACGTGGCGAGGGGGAAGTTCATGAGATTTGGGTTGAGAACCTCAATATTATCGGGCGGGCAATCGAGTTCGCGGAGAATGTCGCAAGGCACACCTCGGAGGATGTCCTTCGGAAGCTTGCGAAAGACGCTGGGGTGGAGAGTGGCGCAGCGCTCGACTGGGCTATCGCCCGGACGAAGGAATTCGACTTCTGGACACAAATCTGGCGTAAGGACCTGGAGATACGCACCGCACTGGTGAATCGTGGAGCAAGGCCTTGGGAAATTAGGGGTGCCCGCGCCGTCCACTGGAATGAAGTAAACTCCGAATGGGCGAGGCTCGAGGGTGAGAAACTCTTCTTCAAAACGAAGGCGATGAACCCCTCTGCGGCGATCCCCTTCGAGATGATGCCGGATGTGCAGCGCCTCGCCGAGACGGAAATTTGGAAGACCGAGTGGGGTAAGCGGATGGCGCAGATGGAAGAGATGCGTCAGATGATGAATAAGGAGATGACAAATCCCCTCTTCACAATCGCACATGAGGAGGAAGTGGCCGAGTGGATAAGGGAACTCGCCAAGCACGTAGGCCCGAATCCCGCCATCTCCAAGATGCGGATGGAAGCGGGGGCTCGTGCCAATAAGAGGTTCAAGCGGGCGTTCGTTGACTTCAACCACGATGACGCGATTATTTATGCCTTGAGGCATATCTATCCCTTTGCCCTATATGAGACACTCATCTGGGCAAAGATGGTACGATTGGGCATTCAACACCCCGCACTTATGAATATCTATGGCCCGGAGGGAGCCTACTGGACGGAGACGGACACTGGCTACATAAATATGGCGAGTATGCCGACACAGGTGAGCCCCGCCCGCCTCTTCGGGTTCAACCGGATACGCAGGAGTTTCTTCACGCCTAGTAATATCCCACTGAGTAATGTGGGTGTTGCGGGGAAGGTCGAGAAATTCATGAAGATGGGAGAAAGGGGTGGATTCTACCCCGGGTGGACCTTCCTGTTGCCGTTCGAAGCCGCCACCGGAATGCAAGACGTTGGGAAGTTTATGCCGAGTACAATGGGGTCATTGTTCTATGGCCTCGTGGGAACGGGTCTCTACGCGGGGATGCCCGGAGCCCAGAAAATCTTCGAGAAGATGCCCGATGACTTCAAAGATTATTATACAAATGTAATGCTCTTTGCCAATGGGGTTGATTTACAAACGGCCACCCCCGAGCAACGGCGAGAAGCCCAAAAGCAGGTCTCGCAATTTCTCTTCGCCGAAAACTTCATGAGTATGTTTAGACTCCGACCCAATCGTGTCACTGAGGTGCGTGAGATGGCGAGGGTTCTTGTTGCCGCCGTTGGGGGCATAACAATCGAAGAACTCCGCCAAATTGAGGAGAGTGGGAGAAGTATCTATGAGGTGGTGCAGTTGGGTCCGAGGCAACGTGAACTCTTGAGTCGGAGCATTGGGCAATATGAAGACTTATTTTTGCTGACGTTGCCTCTGCGGGCGGAAGATGCCAAAGATGCGATGATACGCGACTTGGAATTCTGGAAGCTCATCGAGCAAGCGCGTGATACCAAGTCTGATACCCTCAATATGGCAAATGTGGGACTAGAGGGTGGGCAGATGCATCCAGATTTTTGGAAGCGCATACGCAAGGAGGCAATTACGAGGTTCCAAGGCGTTTGGGAAAACATGGAAGCGCGTACTCTCGATCCCAAAGATCGGTTCTTTGGGGTACCCCTCACCCTTGAGCAGCGGGAACGCCAACGGGAGAAGCTCAAACAACGGACTCTCTCCCTATCCCCAGTGGACGAGGCCCTCTACTTCATGTTCAATGAGGTGGAGATCGAATCCTTCACCCACGAGGCTACGGGTCAGGTGGACTGGAATGGATACGCTCGTGCCCAGGATGTGGTGCTCAATCGCTACCCCCCACACATCCAAAGCGAAGTCCATAGCTACCTCCGCTCACGCAAGACCTCCACCGAACGAGAGTTCGAACAAGGGCATGAAGAATGGGGCTACTTCGACACGAGCAGGGCGATTGATTGGGCCGAGAAGCACCTCGGGTTCTCTCGGGAGCAACTCGAACGAGCGGATAAGTCGCTTAATGATCGGAAGCTCCAGGAATACCTAGAGATACGTGCTGGGGCGAATGTTGATTTGGCCCGCCTCACCACGAGTGGTGACCCGCTCCTACGGATTCTTGCTAGTGCTACCCAGCAATATCGCCAGTCGCTCAAACTCACAAAGGAACCCAAACTCGATGCATGGCTGAGGAAATTCTATCCGGCGAGTGCTGGGGGAGGGCTCCAAGTGACCCACCCAGTCTTGCAATCACTCTCGGAAACTGGTACTTGACATACGCGAGTAGGTATGTTATGATGTATTCACTGGTGAAGCTATAAGAGCTATCTGGTGGCTTATAGGCGGCTAGGAGGAAAGATGGAAGAGGAACCGGGAGGCGACTCCCAAACGGTATCAATGGAGGATTTCAACAAACTAAAGTCCAAATTGGATTCGCGGGTTGCAGAATTGGAGAAGGCTGTTCAGGCCAAGGAAGAGCAAATTGCTAACCTTGATCCCGCTACAGATGATCTTGGGGTGCAGAAGCAACTCGAGAAGTTTAAGCAGGATCAAGAAGCCTGGGTGCTTGAGCAGAAGTCTCGTGAGGACAAATTCGCGCAGGATCAACTCGAGTGGGCAAGGAATAGAATCTCACACGAGTACAAGGTCCCTTTGGAAGAGTTGAAAGATTTCTCCGATGCACAAGCAATGGAAATTTACGCCCTAAAGAACAAGAAAGAAATCGTAGACAAGACTCCCGACACCACGAATGTTCGGGGCTCGGATCGCCTACGTACTGGTCTTGAAAAATCTTGGGGGCCTCTTTTCCAAATAAAATAAAGGATAAAACATGGCTGCTCTAACGCTAAGCGAAGCTCAGAAGCTTGACCAGAATGATCTGCAAGCTGGCGTAATTGAGAGTCTAGTCACTCGTTCAATGGTCCTGGAAAGACTGCCCTTCGCAGGCTTCACCGGGGATAACTTCGAGTTCAACAGGGAGAACAAACGGCCCGCCTCTGCGTGGGCTGACCCCGACGAGGTGTTGGGGACCGATGGCGCGACGTTCACCAACGTGACCGTGGCGATGCGGTATCTCTACCAGCAGGTGGATGTACCTACTCCGCTGCGCCTTGGGTTGAGTTCCCTGGTGGATCAGGTTGCCGTTCAGATGAACGAGGCTAGCCTTGCAATGCGCGACGACTTTCTGGATGCCTTTTGGTACGGGGATAACTCTACCAATAGCAAGCACCCGGATGGTCTTCACTACCTAATCGACAACATCACGGTTCCGACTGGGGCGTCCCGCCCGCGTGTGAACGAGGGCGCTAGCTCTGCTGCCGGAACACTCAACCTCACGAGCGTGGATAATATGCTCTATTCGCTGATGAAGCGGGGGGTTGACCTCATGGCGATGCATAGTACGATCTTCCGGCTGTTCCAGGCCGCAAGTCGAACTACCTCAGTTTCGGGCACTGTGAACTTCGTACCTAATGACATGGGTGCGTACATCCCGACTTATGCGGGCATTCCTCTCAGTATCGACGATAGTATCAGGATTACGGAGACTGTCTCCACGGCTGCTTACGGGGTGGCGACTGGTGGCTCCGCCACCACGATCTTCTTCCTGAAATTTGGAGAGGATTTCCTTCATGGCCTCCAGCAAACCTCCGGCCCGACCGTCGAGGGACCTTTCCCGCTCCCCGACAAAGACACTTGGCGGATGCGACTCAAGTGGTACGTAGTGCCTGCGGTACTACGCTCCCTCTACTCCGCTGGCAAAATTGACGGCATCGACGATGCCACCGCAATTGCGGCTTAAGGAGAATCATGGCTGAACCACGAGTAGCAGAAGTTTTTGGCCCCGTCTTCAATCTGGAGGTCGGGGAAAATGTCCAGGAGTGTGAACTCCTAACGTACAGCGCGAGCAATAATGACTGGCGACTTGCCGATGCAGATGCAGAGGCGACCTACGCCCAGGCAATCGTTGTGAGCGCAAGGCTCAATAACGGTGATGGTAGCACGGTGAGTGCATGTAAGGAGTGCCTCATCGTTGACACTGACACGAGCACCTTCTCCGAGAGTGGGAGGTTGTACCTGAGTACCACGGCGGGTGCCTATACGGAGACCCGTCCCACGGGTGTTGACGACCTTGTGCAGGTTGTCGGGGAGATTGTAAACTCCTTTGGCTGGGGTGCTCCCGCCACCGACAAGGCGATGGTTGCACACCTGACCATTCGTGAGCCTCATGAAGAGACTCACTACTACCCCCTTATTCATGCGGTTACGGGCACGGGCATTGACCGCGATGGAGACTTTGGGGGTGTGGGCCTGCTCGCCGAGAATGACGAGGTGAGCGCGACGGGAGTTGTTCCCAAGAATGCTATCGCAACGGTTGCCGCACAGCTTTTCTGGACGGGAACGGGTGTGGCACTCGATACCTCTGACACCTACACAATTGACGTAACGGGTGGGGTGGATGACGAGACCACCTCCGCCAATGCAGATGGAAATGCGGCTGCGGCCCTGACCGTCGCTGCGAATGACATCGCTAGTGCTGATGTCATTGGGGCCTTCACCGACGCGACCATCGGCTTCGAGCCTGGTGCCGTCCTCGGCATCATGATTAAGAAGGCGGCGGAAGGCACCGGTGGTGACGACCCCATTATGCTTGGGGTGGCCGTCACCTACGAGTGCGTGTAATGGAGTTGCGGTTCAACCACGCGCCCATTGTGTACCATAGTACGGGTGAGGTACAAATTGGGGAAACCCTCCTCACACGCGAGGAGTTTGAGGACATCGACGCCCGGATACACACGATGAGGAAACGGGGGGGCCTTGAAAGCTCCCCCCAACCCTCAATGTCCTTGGTAAAACGCGCCCCCTGGTGGATACGGTTCCTCTCGAGAGGGAAAATCCTCCAGCTACCCACCTACCAACCAAGTAAACTACTTAAAGGGATGTAAGAGAGATGGCAATCCCGCTAAAAGTTACCAACCTTGTCTTCAATGCGGCGGCGGCTGACGCCACCACAACGCTAAAGTCCCTCAATACGGAATTTCCCAAGGCCCTGTCAATCATCCTTGATATTAAGACGACGGCCTTTTCGGGGACGCTCGACTTCCAGGGGCGAGAATCTGCCTCCCAGACGATGCAAAATTTGGGCTGGCAAATAATTGATAATGAGGCCAGTGCAAGCCTCGCCGTCACGAATAATCAAATTAGCTACACCACCGACACTGCCAACTACCGTGTGTTAATTCCCCTCGCCTCATCCGATACCCAAATCGTTATGACGAGGACTGCCGGAAGCATTACCATCACCGCAACGGGGGTGGGCGAGAAGCTACAGAGCCCTTTTAGCTCTGGAGTACGCCTGAGTGATGATGTGGAGTTGGGCCTGGGGACGGGTTCCCCTGCGGTCCTCCTCTGGGAAACCGCTGACGCGAATGCGAATGTGGCGCTCCTAGCTTTGCCAGAGGGTGGTGCAACGGACGTTCCCGTGTTTGCAGTGGGGGATGCCTCCGCCAAGAATGTCGATTTGGGGATGTTCGATGGGTTGACCGAACCCATGCTTGCGGTCATTGATGATGATCAGGATAGTTACATCGGTCTAACCTACTCGGGGGATGACGCCGCAATCCTTAAGATGCGTCTCGGCTCCGGTGGAACCGTCCGGAATCACACAATCCCAGACGTAGCCAGTGATACATTTATGACGCTGGGTGCGGCACAAACTGTCACCGGAATAATTACCCATAATGCTGACTTGATTGTTAGTGATGGCAGTGGTGTGCTCGTGGGTAATGCAACAAGGGTGACGGGAGCATCAGCGATGGAGACCCAACTACTAGGGACTGCCGAGGCTGATAGTGTTGCGTTACTTGGGCGTTGGAGCGCCGATGCTGCTGCGCCGGGTGTGGATTTTGTCAAGTCTCGTAATGCGACTATCGGCTCCTTCACCATTGTCAATGATAATGATGTTGTCGGGGCGCTAAGGTGGTTCCCGGATGACGGTGTAGATTACGCAACTGAAGCTGCAAGCTTCCATGCTGAGGTGGATGATGGGAGTGCGGCGGCTGGGGATGTGGGGATGGCGTTCGTCTGGAAGCACATGGCGGGGGGCGGAGCGGCACTGGCTGAATCAATGCGCCTAAGCGCCAGTGGTATTTTGCAATTCGGCTCTGGACAGGAATTTGGTATCCAGCGCACGAGCGCTACGCAGTGGAAGTTCCTCTTTGGTGCGGCTACAATTCTCGACTTCCTCGAGACCACAAGCACCAATGCTGTTCGTGAATGGCGCTTCTGGAATAGCGTCGCGAGTACTGGCGCGGACCAATCTCCCATAATTAACATGTACAATGACAAGGCGGGTGAGGTCGCCTTCCGTATGAACCACGCCGACGACGACACAGGCAGCGGTGCCCTCCTTTCAAATCCTTGGGTGATTCACATTCCCCCAAGCCTAGTCGCCGGGGACTTCCATCTCAACATTACCCGAGATGGCTTGGGAAATTACATGTCCTTCGACTCCAATGGGAAGGTGTCAGTCGGCTTCGCCATCGGGAATACTACCAATGGCATCGCGCGATTTGCTGTTGTGGGTGGAGAGGATGATGTCCAGGCGATTATCAAAGGTCATAGTACCCAAACGAACAATATCTTCGATGTCCAGAAGTCAGATGCAACCTCCCTCCTCAAGGTTGACAACGCCAATGTTATCATCAGCGGAGAGCTTAACGTGGGGGATGGCGCTGATGGCAACCCATCCATCAACTTCGCCAGCAGCACGACGACAGGACTTAGGTTTATCGGCGCTGGGCAGGTTGGCGTTGAGGCTAACCTACGTGTAGATATGAGCCTCGCGTTGGGAATGAATGCCTCGGGCACGGCTGGATACTTCGACCTCGTAAACGGCGGGGCAATTCGCCTCGGCGGAACCGCTGCCCACGTTACCACAACCGGCACGAACTACCTTAGCATCTTCGACGGGACCGCTCCGGTAGGCACACTAGCGAATGGTGTCTCCCTGTACTCGGCGGCGGGGGAATTGTATGCCATCGATGCAGCCGGTAATACCACCCTGAATTCACCTCATAACAAACTAGGTGAGTGGATATTCTACTCGCGCAATACTGAAACTGCGAGAGAAATTACTGTAAACATGGAGCAGTTTTTCCAGTGGGTGGACGAAACTTTCGGCACACACTGGTTCCACGAAAACAAATCTTTATAGGAGGGTACTGAGAGAGATGAAGTACCTGGAAAATAGTTCCCGAGAGAGTAAGGTGTATGGCGAGACCTCACTACAAGCACTCCTTCTCGTCGTCATGAATGCGTACATGCCAATGCAAGGAAAGTCTCTAACTATTCAAGAGTTGCGTCAGTACAATAAGGCATTCGATATCTTGGAACGGGATCATGAAGGAGTGATTCCTTTGGAAGATGGCGAGCTTGCTGTTGTAAAGAAGGTAGTGGGGTGGATGTCACCACTCATTCCAGCGGTTATGAGAGATGCACCCTTTTTGGAGGATATGCTCAATGGAGCAAGAGATACTGCGTCGGATGACTCATAACGAGAAGTCGATTGCAAATCTCCACGAACGTATCGCGGCAAGGCTTGTTAGACTAGAATTCTCGGTGTACCTCATTGTGGGATTTCTAGCGGGCGCGGGCATTAAGGAGTTCTTCATTGGCGGATAGGGGTACAATACGTACTGAGGTTGCGGAAGCGGCAGGAGCCCTTGTGTATAGCGGGACGGCTGACTCCGCCACGAGCTCAACTCTCGTGGATACAGAACTCACATTCGCCACAGATGATGACCTTAAGGGGTTTGAGGTAAGAATCAAGACGGGCACGGGAATAAACCAGGTGCGCCGCATCACAGCGAGTAGTGCCTCATCTAACAATATAACCGTCTCGCCAAACTTCTCACCCACTCCCGCCGCCAATGACACGTATGATATATACGAGCCGAGACGAGCCCGGGAGCGCCTCCTCACGGATGCAATTACCTCTGGCGTCCGTATGGCCAAGAACCGGGGGCATGTTCTCGAGAAGGTAGACTCACGCCTCATCACGCAGGATATTCTCCAGGGCCAAGGTTCCTTCCAGCAACCATTCACCTCCGGTGTTCCGGATGGAGATTGGGCAAAAGATGCGAATAGTACCGCCGCCAAGGAAACCACCATCATCTACCAAATTACCAAGGAAGACCTCGCAAGTGCGAAGCTCACCTCCGATGGCACCAATGAAGGGTATCTCGAATTTACCATCCCCGACTGGGCACTCTACGCGGGGAAGAGCATCACCGTACGTGGGTGGATATATACGGATACCGCCTCCCGCGTAAGACTACGCCTGCTCGATGGAGTAGACACGGGCCAAACTGATCAAGTCACCACGGCAAACAAATGGGTGGAGGTGAGTTCCTCCCTCACGGTGAACGCGGCCCCCACCAAACTCACAGTGCAATGTTATATTAGCTCTGGTGCCGCCGTCGTTGCCTACTTCCACCACATAAAGGCAATCACGAGTGAGCCCCTATACGAATTCCCTATCCCAGTGGATAGTACTGCCAATTTCGCCTGGATACATCGTGTGGATGTGGAGACGGGCACTCCAGGGGTCTTCCGGCGATTACGTAACGTTGACTGGGCAATCCAGCGAGGAGGTACACCCACCCTCCAAATATACAGGGTAGGATTCTCCCCCGGTGGTATCAACACCGACAACGCCCTCACACTCCTCCCGAGTAATAGGAAAATTAGGATTTTTGGCGCGGCATTTCCAACTATCCCCACGAGCGACACCACAGACCTCGACCCCCTCGACGAGTTCATTAAGGCATATGCCATTTGGTATGTGTTGAGTCTCCAACGGATCAAAGCAAGTGAGGGTGAATCACACGCCAACAAGATGTTTGTATGGGAGCGTGTGTGGAAGCAGTTTACGCCTCCTGTCCCCCTACAAGCGGACTCTCGCCAAGTCCAGCGGGGTGTCTAATGCTGCGGTATCATGTGACTAAGCGGGGAGAGACGCCCACCCACACGCAACTCACACTTGTAATAAGAGATAGTGGGGATAAGATAACCTTGGGGGGGAGAAACTTTGATCTCGAGAAGGGAACAAGCCTCCCAATACTCAAAACCGCGATCAAAAATGTGGAGAAATCTATCATTGATAATGTGCCTATGGAGGTGCGTATTAGGCTTATCCTCCAGGGGGAGATATAATGCCTAGTGAAATTATTCTCAATGGGCAGCGTTACGTCACCACGGAGGTGCAGCGGGAACTCCTCGCGGAATTTAACAACCCCTTCCGCACAACGGGAACACAGAAACGCGCCGATAGGACCCTCCTTAGCTCCTACGAGTATCGGCCCAAGCTCAAGGGTTTCGGGCGCAAGGTTTCGAATCTCGAGGACCCGGAATCCCTCCTTCGCTTTTGGGATAGCCGCGTAGAGACACGCTTCCCCGGAGCGGTGGTCTTACCCATCCTTAATGAATCTGTCACAATTTCTTCTCCAGAAGACTTTGCACGAGTGGCAGTACACTTTAAGGGAAAACTTTGGGTAGCCTTCGAGAAATTATACTCTAGTGCGAATATAACGAGTGTCGCCTCCAGAACCTTCGATGCTGCCACCCCCGGGTGGACTGGTGGGGGTACACGAGTGAGTGATGCCAACTCTGGGGGGATGCGGGTATTCGATATGGTAGTTCATAAGGGTAAACTAGTATTTATTGGCACTTCTAGTGTCTCGGCTGACTTCGGTAACCCCCGCACTTACTCAAGCTCGACAGGAACCTCTTGGTCTGAGAACTCGGATACGGGATTATTGTCCTCATCAATTTGGGCTGAACAAGGAGTGCGAAATCTACATGGGGACCAACTGGCCAAGCTCGTGAGCTTTGGCAATACCCTCGTACTAGCCCTCAATGAAATTGATGTTACATCAGTGTGGAAGAGTACAGACGCCGCTGCAAACTGGACGCAAATAGCTAACGACCTGTCGAGTGCGGGGGATATCAATGGTAAGGCATCCTATTTTGACCAGGCTAATGCTACCGCACCAGTATTTGCCACCGAGAATGCACTGTACGCTGTTGACATCACCAACAATGAAATTGATATCCTAATAGACTACTCCCACCGTAGTCACTCTGAAAATGGCCGGGGGATGGTTCTCCACAACTCCCGCCTCTATATTCCAATGGGAGACGGCGGCGTTCTCGAGTACTTCTGGGTGGGCGACCATGCCGAAGTCCGGGAGGTTGGACCAAATCGTGATGACGGGCTTCCGGCAGCACGGCGAGGCCATGCCCTCAGTGGTGTTGGGATTGACAGGTGGGTATTCTTCACCTATGGGGGACATACTGCAACCACCAACGCGAGTATCCTTGCACTTGACTTGGAGGATTACTCATGGCATAGTATTTACTATGAGAGTGATGCCAATGTAGAGTTGCCATTCATCACGGGTAGTTCCGAGAATGATGATGTGGTGAGACTTATCTTCACTGAGGAAGCGATTAGCCCTACATCTAATCCTATGCACATGCTTACGGAAATCCTAGCGAGTCCAGACAGTGGCGTCACGATTAAACGCCAGAGTAGCGGTGTCTTACAACTACCCACATTTGATGGGGGGATGCCGGAAGTCCCCACGAACTTCCTCGAGGTGGTACTTGAGGCGGAGAGTCTCAGTGCAACAACCTCTGGCGAGTGGATTGACTACGATTACGGGACGAACGGCGCAGCCTACACCACGACAGATTTGGGAGACTTCCTGAGTGGAGACAAGGACTTAACCTTTGGGAGCGGCCTAGGCATTTCCGCCAAGACGCTCAACCAACAACTCACACTCCATCGCGGGAGCACAAACACCAACACTCCCCTCCTACGAAACCTAGTGTTGAATTATCTCAAGGTTCCCGCAACCCGTTACATCTATCGTATTGTGATTGACCTAGAGGAAACCGCTCGAACCTACCAGATAACCCCCGAGGACGTTATAACGAATCTTCAAACGGTCCAAGATAGCGTTACGATGGTCTCGTTCAAGTACTCGAGAGCCGCCGCTGTGAATGTGAAGGCCCTACCCGAGTGGGCATGGCGTTTCGCCATCGGGGAAGCTAACTACGAGCACGAGGGGATGCGCGAGGGGGAACTAGCGCTCGTTCTGGTAAAGCTTCTGTAACGAGTAGTCCAGCTACGACATTTAGTCCGGACTCTAGTGACCCAACCCGAAATCCCGCACACTCAAGCACCATCGGATGCTCATAAATTGAGTCTTCTTTGAGAATAAGTACTAGCGGTTTGCGATAGGCCCATGCCCACGCAATCTCCATGATAGTGCCTATGGTGGGTCGATCTGGGTATTCTCTTGCATGTTCAAGATTAGCCAGCACCACATCACACCGCATCACATCCCAGTGATCACGTGTGTTGATGCCCTTTTGGGATGAGAGGGCCTCGTCCTCATAACTTCCCTCGATACGTGCTACCCCCGCGAGATGCTCCTTTGAGCGCATAGGGTCTAAACAGGTAATCCCCTTAGATGCTAGGTATTTAATCGCCTCTTGCCGCCAGTCGGTACTTTCATCGTAGCTCAAGCCAGCAATCGGCCCCGCCAAGTAAACACTCTTCATAGTTCCTCTACCAAGTCTTCCTTTCGCTCACAGTCAATACACTCCCACGAGAGACGAAACTTCCCATCCCCCGTCCGGGAGATTGTCTCAGTACGATGGCCCTGGTCCGCATGTATGCCCAATCTCAAAAAGAACAAGCGCCGGGTCGTCTTTTGATCCTCACTAAGCATCAATGATCACCCGCTGCATCGCTCCACCAGGCCATGTTGGGGTGGGAGCCACGCCTCCAAACCTCAGATGTGCCACAATACTCTCAAACCAATTGAGCCTAAACCACACACCCTTATGGAGCATGTTGTCGGTATGGCTCTGGCGGTACGGCTCCCGCATCTTGGCTAATGTTTGAATCTCAACACGCCGAAGCGTCCGGAGTAAATCCACCAGGCCCATCCGGTCGGCCCAGTCCAGGCAATTCGCCCTCAAGCGTTCCTGGAGGAGTCGGTTCCCCTTCGTCAACTCTAGGAGTGTCCGTTGTTCCTGTAAACCTAACACGTGTCACCTTCTGTGGTATTTCTAAAATTAGAGATGGGGAGTACCTCAACTCTTCCACAATCTCAAATACACTTGGGATACGTATCGTGAGGATTGTGGTTTTGGACCCCCGCTTCACCCGTGTAATTCTTCCGGGGAAGCGTCTAACCGAGTGGGTCGTCATGTATTTCCTCCGAGAATGTGATCGTATCCACGTGGACGTTTCGAAGGGTACGTAAAACCCTTGGGGGCTGCTCTTGCATCGTGGGGGCCTGTCCGGGAGCTACCAGCGGCATACTCGCACCCTCCACCGTAATTTCTAACTGGAGTGTGTTGTAATTCATCTCCGCATGAATAATATTAAGCTCGGGTAGGCCCAAGAAGTGTAGCAACTTCTTCGAATCCACTCGATACTTCCCAACTCGTCTACCCTCCATAGAGTTTGCCCCCGTACATAAATTTCCCACCAATTATGGGAATCTGTTCCGCGTGAAACCTATCTCTATCCACATGCACGAGTGTGAAGCCGTGTTGCCAGTCGGGATAGGCAGTCCACCCAGGTTCAAGCAAACACAAACACCCATTCTCAAGCCAGACCTTTGGCCCAGTCACATCCCTCCGGTAATATGTTCCAAGGCGATGCGTATGACCATTGATTCCACTCACGCCAAACCGATCCATCATTGCGCGGGCGGTGTAGGCACTGTGACGTCGTGCTACATCCCCATGCATCAGGAAGAAACTCTCGTACTTATTGTGAAATTTGCCATAGGGATAAGCTACATGCTCAAATCCAAGCTCAGATAGATGGAGTAACTCGGGAATGGTCAATCCCCCAATGTCCTTGAGTTCGGGGGCGGTGTGCCAGAGATAACGCCTGAGGCGATCCTCATGATTCCCCTCGATGAATATCCTCTTCGCGTTAGGAATCACCTTGACAAATTTTTCAAGCTCCCCCACTTGCTCCTTGATTTCTTCACTCAACTTGGAAACTCTCGAGGGGTCTCGTGCATGGGAACTAATCGCGTAGAAGTCTCCCCAGTCTCCAATTATATACAGGTGGGTTGGCTGTATCCCCCTAATGAACTCCCGTGTAATCTTTAAGGCAGATTCATCTTGGAAGGGTATCTGCGTATCGCTAATGATTGCGAGTAAATCCATTATCTACACCCACTCAACACGCACATGAGACATAGGGTTCGTCCCCATAAGTCAAATTGCAAATCTACTTCACAGTCACAACATTGGCAGGCTGGTCGAGAATCGTCGTGAGACTCTCCCACATTGGATTCTCCAACATAATTGTGAGTAGGCGCTCCTGCTCGATTCCGAAGTATTGACAGAACGCAACTACCCATTCGCTTGTGTTTAACCACTCGAGTGCTTCCTCCTTGAGTCTTGCTGGATCCCTTTGGGACACATGAAACATTGACATAGAGGGACTATGCAAGTCTTTCCATGCCTCCATGATTATCCCAACAGCTAGTCGTTCATACGCTCTTGGGTTCATAATCCTCCATACTTCCCCACTTTTTCCCCACCTTCACATGCACCTCGGCTGGGATATCTAACTCCACAGCTTCAACCATTATAGCAGTTAAGGTTCTGGCTGTCAAGTCTAGGTGGGTCTCATTTACCTCGACAATTAACTCATCATGAATTTGGAGAATAAGAGGAAGCTTTGCCTCATCACACCTTACCATCGCCAACTTCATGAAGTCTGCTGCTGTACCTTGGATTGGATGGTTGATTGCCTGACGAAATCCTCGCTCACCATCTCCCGCAGGAATGTAACGTCGTCGCCCCCATAAGGTAGAAATGAAACCATCTCGCTGCCAGGAAATACGAGTATCTTCCATGTATTCAGCAATTCCAGGAAAGCGCGAGAGGTATGTCTCGATAATTTGAGCTGCCTCAGCCTCTCCCATACTCGCTCGTTTGGACAGACCATGAGCTGTGAGCCCATAGTTCGTACCCAGAAGTACCCATTTAGCCGTATCGTACATGGGGGTGCCCCGCCGAATTTCTTGTTCGTCCATATTGAACACCAACATTCCAACGTAGGTGTAGGGTGAGATTCCTTGTCTAAAGGCATTGAGTAGCCCATCCTCCTTGGCAATATGTGCCATTATGCGTGGTTCAATTTGGGAATAGTCTGCCGCTACGAAGATGTTCCCGGGCCTTGCGATGAAGGCATCACGGAGCGAGGGGGTGATTTGTTGGAGGTTAGGGCTACTACTCGAAAGGCGTCCTGTGGCGGTCGCCCCCTCAGCGTCATCTTCTTCACCCCCCCTCGTCTGGTTGAAACTCGGATGCACCCTATCGCCATAAGCTCGTAGCTTCTTGGTGTAGGAAAGTTCCGTCTCGAGTTTCCGATAGGATTGTATGAGGGGTACAACCTCATGCTCATGTGCTAGGGCTTGGAGTGCGGTCTTACTTACAGCGGGTTTCTTTTTCGTGGTCCTTTCATGAATAGGTAAGTGAAGATCATTATATAGAAGCTTAGCTAATTGCGGGCCGCTACTGAGATTCAACTCGGGGGGTGCCCCGCTCACCCGTTGAATCTCCCCCCGCCGCTCACTCAGATCTAGCTCAAGAACTCCCTGTCGCTTAAGTAACCAAGATTGATCGAGTCCAATACCCCTCCGCTCCATTCGAAGAATCGCGGGGACGAGTGGCCCCTCAATATTAAAGAGGAGATGCTGCTCCTGTGTTGTCATTACGGGGAGGGCAATTTCTAGCGCATACCTTCGAGTAAAGTCCGCATCCTCTCCCGCATACTGGATGAGTTGCTCCCGTGGAAGATCGCTTATTTGTGGGTCGGGCATCGGCCCAAGTTCCCCCTCAAGATATGCTCGAAGAGCGGGCCTCCGCTTGATTGTCTCATAGGGATTACTTGGTAAGGTGGCGAGACTCTTCGCCCACTTTTTACTAGGGGTGAACCCCTGCATCCATTCTTCCACTTGCCGCCACCGCTCTTCACTAAGCATCTTGTCAAGTCTGTCCATGTCCTTGCCGAAGTGCTTGAGTACGAGGAGTTTCAAGCCAAGGCGGGACTCCCCCAAGATATACGCCGCAAGCATTGTATCGAGAAGTCTATCATACTCGAGGGTAATCCCCGCCCTCTCGAGTACATCTAGGTCATACTTAGCATTATGCATAATGAGCGTTGAGGTACGTATACATTCGGGGATGCCCCAAGCTGCCTCATGAGGTGATACCGAGATGGATACCCCAATGAGACGCCTGTCCTCTAAGGAGATTGTTTCCGTATCCACGGCCATGAAGCTAGCTTCTATGGAGGGGTGTTCCCCCAAGCCGACCGTCGTTGGTGCATTCTGGATACCCCTATATAGCTTATTAGGCAACTCTCTCCAATCTCGCTCGATGACACTCCGGAGATTGGGATTATGCATACAGGCTGCTGGGTGATACATCGGAACAAACATCCTCCCATCACGTTCCCGGGGAAACCCATGAACCATTCCAACGGGCTCCCCTGGGAAGAACACTTGGATGGCAGTATCTCCCAAGAGTATAATAACCCTCGGGTCAACGCACTCAATCTCACTAAGAAGCTCTGGCAAGGCACGTACAATCTCCAGCTTTGTGGGCTTGCGATTATTAGGGGGGCGCTGCTTGAAGACGTTCGTAAAATAGGTCTCGCCTTCATTCACCCCCGCTAACGGCATGAGTGTTTGGCGGAGGAGCTTCCCAGTGGGGCCAATTAGGGGCACCCCGAACTTGTCCTCTTGGGCACCCGGAGCCTCCGCAATACACATCCATTCAGCCTTACTTGGACCGTCTCCCGGAACATACCTACCTAGCATTTTTACCTCGTAGAAAGGAGAATAATCTTTTGGCCCTCATCGTACCAAGCCCCGGCACCTTTATCAAGTCGGCTAGTTTTGCCGCACACAATTGTCTCATTGTAGGATAACACTCATACAACGCCGCTGCAAGCTTAGGCCCGATGCCTTCAAACCCCCTATATGCCTGTTGTGTAGGAGGAACTCGGTCGCTCACCCACTGATTGGGCAATAAGCCTCCCCAGGTAAAACTTTCCTTCTGGGAACTTCGCCACGCCGCATCGAGTAGGCAAGCCGTCTGGAAGGCATCACCCGTAAAGAGAGGAATTACCCCCGCACCATAAATGATACTCCATTGGAGTCCAAGTACCGAGGCGATACCCCAACGTGTCTTGCGATAGGGCATGAGCACTGTATCCATACGATACTTCCGAGCACCCCCGCTCAATGCCACCTTCCCATCAATTACGAGGGGAAAACCCTCGAGAAGCATAAACGCCACATCGGATGCCTCGCGTAGGGATTCGACTGAGGCGAGTCTACCATCTCGGGCGGAACTTAGAAAATCTCCCGTACTCTTACGTTCAATGAGAAGATATCGCCCAGCCTTATCATACCATGCGTAGTCGCCGTGGGTGAGGCGTTGCACCGTATGGGGTGAACGCAACATCTCGGGGATGCCACTAGGTACTTCTCTATCATCACAAAGAATCATAATAACGATCTATAACTATAGTTACCCCCACAAATATAGCTAATGCTACGGCACTCAAAACTGCTGTTAATGCTAATTCAATCATGCTACTCCTTTCAACATGCCTAACGTTTCGCCAATGTCAGCCTGGTATATCGCCGCCCGTTGATCAAGGCTAAACCACTTGGGATTGAACCTACTAGCCTTGTATATATCGGATATCACCTTCTTAACAAGCTCCCGAAGGGACTCCTTTGCCCCCTCAAGCACCCTCACTATCACACTCTGGCAGATATCCTCACGAAGGTCTGGTGGGAGGCTACTCGGCACCTCCGCCACTACCCTCAACGTAAGTTCATCCTCAGTCCCATAGGGATAAAACTCAAGTATGGGAACGGGTTTGGGTCTTGGATAATACCTTGCAAGTTTATTCGCCCGGGCTCTCCGACTCGACCAATTGAGATAATAGTGGTAGCTACGAGACGCCTTACGCTCGGGCGTCTTATAGTAATTTGGGTGGCGCTTCTTAAACCTTTCACGCCGTCGCTTTGCACTGAGTCGTTTCTTCTCTGGATCAATCACTACAATCTCTCGTGAACCCACAATTCCAACACTGACGCTTGCAATGTATTTCATGAAGCATATGGCCACATCGTGGACACGTACAATCAGGACAAGTTTTAATCATCACGGGACTCCTCTCTGAACCTATGCCACGCTGCTCCTCTTGGATAGCCTGGTTCCTCATAACCTGGGCACATTAGGCAAACTTCCCGTCGTGAGCAACAATTATACATGTTATGAAATTTGCGAGTGTAAATGGGCTGGCCGAGAACACGGGCCGCGATAAAGCGATGCCGTGGTACGAATGTGTAACTTCTATCTTCCAGGCGAGACAGGATGAACCGCTCCAACACAGTCCCTGTGTAATTAGCGCGTCCCGCCCTGGACAGGCTGAGTCATGGAGAATAGTTCGTGACTATGAGTTCGCTTACTGCCCCCCTTATGCCATATCGGGCCGGTGTAGAGACTACGAATTAGAGGTGTGTCAGAGTTGGAGAGCATGACATTAATGCCTTGTCGATGTAGTTTGAGGGCGAAGTCCCGCAGCCGCTCTTGTTCTCTTTCACCG